TGTTTGACCGGCGGTGTGCCGAGGGGCGGTCTGTTAATAGTTAGTTTATCCCACTTACAGTGAAATGTCATTCCCGTTTTTTCCAAGTAAACAAAGAGGTTTGTGCAGCTTTGCAGGGTACTTACGCTTCGATCTGGCAGGTTCAGTTTTGTTCGGATTGGTTGGCCAGAAAAGAGAAAGCGACATGTCAAAAGGTGGTTCAAAAATCAAGGCATAAACGGTGTCAGGCGGCCTCGCAGGGTATGGACTCAGGTCGCATACGGGTGTAGCCTAACTTGGTCTATTGATGCTTAGAAAAAACTCACCCTACAATCCCAAATCCGGAATATCCGTAAACGGTTACTCCAGACCCTCACACCTGTCCGAGTTGTTATAGTCTAATTAGTAGACGCGAGTACTGTACCAAGTACCTTCTTCATTCAATCGCATAAGAAGAAGCTGTCGCGAGGCCTGACTGTGGCAAAGGTACTGCCTTGTCTATTCTCCAGGGTGATCTCTGGGCGCGACAAACCGAATACCGCTCTAACCGGCTAACTACGGCGAGTATCTATAAAGACTCACACTCCGCGGCGACTTACACGCACGACCACTCCCATCGGTGGTACCCCAAGTGTAGCACTTAAGTAAGCTGAGTGCAAGGGTTTGCGTAACATCTTTTATGTGTGTATAGTGTGTGCAGTAGGAAAATCCTACTATCAGAATTTCCGAGCATTTGGCCCCCTACCCGAAACTAGGGGGCTTTTTGCTGTGTGGTATTATTTAAGTATGTGTGATACCTGCGGCTGCATGAAGCCAGAAAACAAGCATAGCGAAAAGACTATTGCTCAAGCTAACCATAAGTACGCTTATGTAGTTAAGCCTACCCCACCCAGCATTACCAAGTCCAAAAAAAAGTAAAACCCTACCGATAAAGTAGGGCTTCACTCCGAAGGTAAGGGTCCTTCGTAACTACAATTATAGCATGGTATCATTACAACATGACAGCGATCCTGGCGGTACATTCTGATACGAGTTATGCTATCGGCGGTGACGCTGGCGCTTTTGATGAAGGTGGCACGTTAATAGCAACGTCGGCGGAACCTAAAGTTTTTAAGTTTGGCAATACTCTAGTTGGCGTAGCCGGTTCGTTCCGGATCATGGAGCTAGTAGCCAAGTCCAACATCTCTGACCCATACAAATTGCGCGACCACCTCATGCAGATACTAGGTCAGGGCAATGACTCGTGGAGTGTCCTGCTTGTGAATAGGGATGGTATCTACGAGCTGGGTGAAGATTACTCGGTCATTAAATTTAAAGAACCCTATGCGGCTGTTGGCGCTGCGTGTGATATTGCTACAGGTGCGCTGGCGGCTCTCTCGTCCTTCTCTTTGGAGCCTATAGAAATGGTAAAGACCGCTATGGACGTAACGGAGCACCACTCTACTATGTGCGTTAAACCATTCCGTTTTTTTTATAAAATTTTTTAAGGACATGCACACACACCAATGGATAATTTTAGTCAATACAAAAGTTTGGATTTATTGCCATTGTGGTATAAGATTTCAGATACCACAGGAAGCCACGGGACACAAGTATTCGGGGCCGGTACCAGAAAAATACAAGGGAGAACAATGAGCGCATTTTTAGATGTTATAGAAGAACTAACACTTCTTCATAATAAGAAGCAAAGCGACTATGGCCGTGCGGTTGACCCGTTTGCCAACGTACGCGCTAGTGAAGATTTTGGTGTAGAAGCTTGGATTGGTTGTGCCATTCGCATGAACGACAAGATGCGCCGACTACAGACTGCAGCTCAAGGATCGACCCTAGCCAATGAAGGCATTGAGGACTCATTCATGGACATGGCAGTGTATAGCATTATTGGTTTAATTCTTTATAGACAACAATATGGTAAGGTAGAACAATGAAACTTAATGTAATCTCAGCACACGTATCATCATTCATTGCAACAGCAGTGTCAGTGTTTACTGTTGTGCACCCAGGCTTCCAGATTCCAACGTCGGTACAGGTAGTGCTTCCATCAGTCTGCGTCATCATTGCAGGAATCATTGAGGGGTACCACCTAATTACACACCGTCAGTTGCAGTTGCACACTGCTATTGCACTTGCTTCACAGGTTGCACAGCAAGCTGAAGCGGCTAAGCCACGTGCCACTAAGTCCTGACGAGTCAAGTCTTTCTTTGTCACTTAGACAATGGCTAGAACTAAACTTAACACGTTTCTTAACGAACTTGGATCTCCCACAGGATGAGTCGTGGGAGATGCCAGTCGTTGAGGACTTTGTTTTAGTCGTTGCTGCTAAAGATTATAAAGATGGTGGTGTAGGAGTGTTTTCTATTTCGCCACCTGATTCTTCTTCGTATCGGATACAAGGCTTACTAGCCACGGCACTCAGCAATGGCAGTTAGCGCAGTACAACGCAAGAAATACTTTGAGGCACGTTCCGCAGGACTTTCGATTGCAGAAGCCTCACGTAAGGCTCGGTTCTCTGAGTCGACGGGACACCGTGTTGAGAAGGCTGCCCAAACACTTCGCATTAGCGACGATGTGGACACGTCGGCACGTAACTACCGTGAACTTAAGACAGAAGCAAAACTAGAAGGTCCTAAGTCGTACGACAAACTAAGCGAAGATGCCCAACGTGCCCTAGAGGACTTTGGTTATTTCCGTCAGCGTTACTTTGGACGTATCTCTACACCGTGGCAAGAAGAAGCCGGTATCGCACTGGTATCACTTCTTGAGTCTGAAGAAAAAGAATACGTGGTTATGAACATGCCACCTGGTTCTGGTAAAACAACGTTGCTACACGACATTACTTGCTGGATCATTTGTCGTAACCGCAGTATACGTTTGTTGACTGGCTCTGCAACCATGAGCCTTGCCAAGCGAAACTTGATGCGAGTACGTCGTTCATTAGAGCGTGTTATTCCTGAACTGGCTGACGATGCACTTAAAGCTCGTGGTCTAGCCGTTGACGCTGAGACAACTATGGCACTGGACTTTGGTCGCTTTAAGCCACTGGAAAAAGAACTTTGGACTAACGAAGCGTTCATTGTTATGCAGCCTGAAGAAAACGGAGCAATTAGTGAAAAGGAACCAACAGTCAGTGCCTACGGTATGGATAGTGGTTTCATCGGGGGACGCTTTGATGGCTGTTTCTGGGACGACCTTGTGGACCCTCGCAAGATACGAAGTGCAGACCAACGAGAAGCAATGGAAGATTGGTACCAAGACGTTGCAGAATCTCGACTTGAGCCAGCAGGTATGCTTGCTCTTATTGGCCAGCGTCTTGCTGCTGATGACCTTTATCGATTTGCTTTAGATATGGAACAACCTCTGGAAGATGAGGAAGAACTACTAGATGAAGGGATGACTGAAGATGAGGTCACGAAACTCAGAACAAACAAGAAATACAAACATCTACTTTATAAGGCCCACTACGATGAGCTTTGCGATCCGAGTCACCATAAGAGAACTTCTGATCCGTATCCGACTGGCTGCTTACTTGACCCACGGCGCTTATCATGGCGAGACATCTCAAACCTCATGTCCAACCGCGGAGAACGATTCGCTGTGGTCTACCAGCAAGAGGACTTGGACCCGTCGGAAGTCTTAGTACGCCACGAGTGGGTATTTGGTCAGGGTGACAACCCAGGGTGCATGGACAAAGACCGAGACATCTGGCAGATACCCCGTGGCATCTCAGCCAGCGAGTGTCTGATGGTCGCTACCGCTGACCCTAGTCCGACTAACTACTGGGCTATCCAGTGCTGGCTGTATCACCCAGAGTCCCAGCAACGGTTCCTGATTGACCTGATTCGCCAGAAGATGGAAGCCAGTAAGTTCTTGGACTACAACATCCATGACGGTAAATACACTGGGGTTATGGAAGAATGGCAAAACTTGTCTGAATCCATGGGATACCCTATTCAGTACTGGATTGTGGAATCTAACGCAGCTCAGCGGTTTATGCTCCAGTACGATTATGTCAAGCAATGGCGCCAAATGCGGTCTGTGGAGATTATTCCTCACAACACAAATGGTATCAATAAATCTGACGAAGCTCTCGGTGTGACGGTGTTACAACCCCACTACCGCTTCGGTCGTGTAAGATTACCTGGTAGGGGTGAAGGAAAAGTTCGCTCTATGAAACTAATTGATGAGGTTACAAAGTACCCTAATGGGTCACGCACAGATGACTGTGTAATGGCTCAATGGTTTCTAGAGTGGAATATTCCCAACCTCTACATACCGAAATCGGTATCAGCCCCAGCGTGGCGCCCATCATGGGTGAAATCGTCCACCCCTAAGACATTGAGGTTATAAGTGGCTCTCTCGTTCGATAATGACAAGGCTGCGGCACAGGTCGTAACCATGTACCAGGAGCGCCGCAAAGATCGCGGTGGACTCTTTAGCAAGATGGAAGATATCCGTCGTCACTACAACGGCGACATCATTATTCCACTGCCTGAGTTAGATGACATGGAAAAGCCTGCCATTCCGAACTTGATTGCTCAAGGCATTGACCAGTTTGCTATGCGCGTGGCCTCAGTCATTCCAGACATCTCGTACATGCCAGTTCGCCCAGGTATTCAGGTATCTGAGAACCGTGCCCGTGAACGTCGTCTAGCCAACCTTGGTTGGTGGGACATGAACAAGATGGGTACCAAGTTACGTCGCCGTGCACGTCACCTTACTGCTTACGGTATGAGTGCTGTAACTATCTCACCAGTGTCGGTCTACCACGATGACCAGCGCAACATTCCTCACTGGCGTGTGCGTAACCCACTTTCTACCTACCCTGCACCAATGCTTGATCCAGATTCAATGGAGCCAGCAGACTGCATTTTTGTTGACCGCCGACCACTTGGCTGGTTGAAGGAAAACTACCCAGCACAGATGAACATTCTGTACCGTGGTGAAAAGGGCGACCACGACATGTTTGAAGTGTTGGAGTACATGGACGCTTCTGAGACTGTGCTTATTGCTGTTGGTGCTGAAAAGCCAAAGGCTAACGCCTACACTACTGAGACAGGCAAGGGAATTGCTACGCACATTATCTTGGAGCGCATCCCTAACCGTGCAGAGGTAAGCCCAGTAGTTATTGCTGGACGTATCACACTAGACCGCCTACAGGGTCAGTTTGACCAAATGCTTGGAACCTATCAGCGTATGGCTAAACTGGATGCACTGGACATGATTGCTCGTTTCCGCAACGTGTTCCCAGATGAATGGATTGTTAGCACAAGCAACTCTCCATCATCACCTCGTATTATTCAAGAAGCTAATGGTAAAGAAGGAATCCGTGGAGTCGTTGACAAGGGACAAGTACAGATCACACACTTGCAGCCAGGTTCA